GCTACCATACCCGTAATAGTCGCAGAGCCAAGAGATACACGAGGACCAAGATCAAGGGCAATAGCATCATTCGGAGGAGGATCATTGAAGAATGTTCCACTCGTGCCTTTGGCACTGATGTAGAGCGTGCTTGGTTCACTTGCTATGCCCGCGATGCATGTATACTGCGCGTGTGCGATCACAAATCTGCCAACTGGCGTATTCACACTTGAGAGTGTACCTAAATCAACCAGGAACTGCACTTGCATGTAGTTCGCACTGGTCGGATCACCACTGATGATCAGTGGCTTATCTCGACCATTGCAAATGATCAGGTCTGAGTTGAAGATGGTGAAGTTGACTTCAGTGCTACCTGCGGGCCATGGATTTGCAGCGCCTATCAGCAGTGCTGTAGCGGTGCCATCACCAGTTGTCTTGTACATGGCACCACTGGTCTGCACAGTGATCACCGTGTTGTTGAAGTAGTAACAGTTCACGATATCACTGGTATCCACCAACTCCGCAATGAATGACGTGCCAGGACGCACTGCGAGTGAGCCATCGATGTTGCGCTCGATGTTGTCCAACACCTTCGCATACTTGGGTGACATGTTGAGGTCGGTGTCGGTGACATTCAGGCCACCCTCAAAGCTCCGTACCGTGCTGATCTGCAAGTTGCTCTGTGGTTGTTCACCACGTGGGTTTAGGTTTGCACTGGTCTTAGCGAGATACATTATGTATTCCTATGCCAGCGTGGCGAGGGCTTTGATCCAGAGGGGCATTCACGGTCCAATCGCCCCGTATGCGATAAGATCGTCGATCAACGCCTTGACGTGTTCAGCCAACGCCGGAAGTGTCACCGCTCCCGTAGCGAACGCGGTTCGTGTCGCGGTGCCGGTCGCGGGCGCCCATCCATGCTGCGTTATGCCAGTCGTGCTCAGCACCGACGTCCACTTGCTGCCGTCCCACATCCACGATACGCCAGCGGCGTTGAATATCTGACCATTAGTCGGGACATTTGGGAAGTCGAGCACGGCTAAGCCTCCTTCATCACGACACGCGGCACCATCGGCTGCGGATCGTCCGCCACGGTGTGGTTGGCGCACTGCTGCTGTATCGACGCCATGAGTGGTGCCACGATGGCGTAGGGAACCGGTGCCTGGGCGATGACACGCAGCACGGTTTCCCATGTTTGCGCGTCGAGCGTGACTGCAATGCGGTCAGTGGGGGTCACGTGGAACTGTCCGTCACCAACCCGTACGCGGCGAGCGCCGTGAGTAACGACGCCAGTGCCGCGTTAGCGCCTTTAGAGCCGGTCACGACTGGTTTGGACGCGGGAGGCGACGGCGCGCTCCATACACCGATGCCAGCACTCGTTACCAATCCCCCGATCAGTTGCATCGTTCCAGCGTTGTTCAACGTCGCGAGAGAAGTGGTTCCACTGTACCAGGTAAAGAAATTACCCCCAGGTTGCGCGAACCACATCCCATCCGACTTGATGCCAATCGCGAAGTCCGGCGCTGATCCGGTCAACGCGTCATACAATACGATCTTCGTGCCAATGCTTCGTGTCGTCGTGGATGGCGGAGCGAACCCATGATTACTCAGGTTTATGGTGTTCGAAGTCGCATTGGTCATGGCCAGGGTGCCACTGGACAATGTCAGATTGCCTGAGACCGTCCCACCAGCGGTCAGCGACAACAGCGTGGTATCTGATGGATGCGCATGATCGGCGTGCGCCCATGTCAGGGCGGTGCCAATTGTCGCCGTGCCATCCATCACCGGTAGTGTCACCGAACCAGTGGGCACGGCTTGCATGGTGCTGAAATGCCATCGCGTGCCATCGAACACACCCGTTATCGGCACACCGGGTATGGCGGTCATGCTATTGGCGATGGTTGAGCCAGCGACGAATGACATGGCGGCTTGCGGTATCAGCGTAACCACGCGATTGCGCGCGTCGTTGGTCGTGGTGATCGCGGTCACGGCGGTGGTACCAAGCAGACCGATGACCGGATTTATCGGGAACTGTATCGTCGCGGCGGCGACGACGTTTATCTGTTCGCTTTCAACACTGTTGTTGCCGGATATGAGTTTAACGTCGCCCGTTCCGCCGTCGAAGATCGGATGGAATGTGGCACCGGTAATCGTATTGCCGACGATGGTATAGCGATCTGATGTTCCGGCCTGCACCCAGATACCAGTTCGCATGATCGGTGTCGCCCGGTTATCGACAATCGTGTTTCCGGTGATGGTGAAGTCCGAGACGTTGGGAAAGATCGTGATGCCATCGACAGCCGTATCGGTCGCGGGCGAGTTGCGTATCCTGTTGCCGGTAATGGTGACGCCATCACTGATGACGATCATGCCATAACCTTGCACGGTATCGACGACGTTGCCCGACACCAGCACATCGACGCCGCCGACCTCGATGCCGTGCGCGTTGGCACCACCGCCCGGCCCCACCGTGTTACCCACGATGCACACGCCCCTGCCACCGCCAGGATCGGACGACAACGGAAACGTGCCGATCTGTCCGCCGGGATTGCCGGGGAACGTATGGTTACCCCACACACGGTTGCCGATGCACTGCGAGCCGTCGCCATCGATCATGATGGCGGACGTGCCGAAACCCCAGATCGTATTGTGATCGACCATGCACGTCGTCTGGAAACAGGCGAAGATACCGTCACCCTGTTCCGTGCCCGGTGGGATACCGGTTCCCATGACGGTGTTACCGGTGGCGCGGCTATGTACGCCCGCCATGGCGATACCGCCCTTCCCGTTGCTGTTGAGTATCTGCATATGCCGGGCGATGCTGTAATCACCGCCGAACTCAAGATCGAAACACACGGTCTGATAAACCGAGTTCCCGTCGATGGTGAAATCCTCAATCGTGAAGTGACTGGCGGCGGGACCATACGCGGTAAGCACCGGGCCGGATGCGAACGCGGCGTTGCGCTTCAGGATCGTATTCCATGATGGCGCGGTCAGTGTGACATTGGGCTTGTTGATCACGATGGTGGCGGTGATGTCGTAGGTCGTGTTGGCCTGGAGCATGATCATGCCGCCACTCGCCGGTAGCGCATCATGCAATGCCTGAATGGCACTACCAGGGAGTGTCGCGGCAGGACCGGCGAGCGTGACTGGCCCATGCACCGTCCCGCCCGTCAGCGGCAGGAAACTCCCCTCCAGCGTGCTCGCGTCGATGGAGTTGGCGGACACCCACTGCGTACTGCTGCCATCATTGTATTGTATGAATAGCTGTCCGCTGTTTGAGTCCCACCACAATGGACCAAGCACATTGCCTGGTGGTGCAGCACCAATATACGCACCAGTCGGCACACCCATGGATGTGAACCGATCAACATACTGTTTCGTAGCAGCTTCAAGTGGTGCGACAGGATCAGCAATAAGGTTTAGCCGTCCTTGCATACTATCGCCACTACGCGCAACACGCTCACTGAGTGCCGTATTCAGCTTATCAGCACGCAGTGGGTTCTCACCTCTGTAGAACACAGTGTCATTCATGCCAGTGGGTCCTGATCCAGAACAAAGAAACTATCATCACCAGTGCCCATGAACTCCTGATCGTTGTAACGAGAGCGCGGATCAAGCGGCAGTGGGTTCTGTGCCAGTGCACTCTTCATCATGGTTCTGCGCTTCTGTGCCAACACCTGGAACTTGTTCACCTGTGCGGGGATCGTTCCATCATCAACACAGTACATCCAGCATGCATCATATTGCAGCAACAACCCATCCAGGTATAACTGATCGGTCATGGCAAAGGGCATCACAGGACGCTGCAAACCAAGGATCACAACGCTACCAGCACTACTCTGTGGAAAGACCCTAATTGGTCTGTTGGGGGTGCTATAACTGGGCACCATATACATTGCTCGTGTGCCACCAGTGATCGTGAACGGGTTGATCGACTGTGGTAACTCCATAACTTTCTTGTTCGATCCTCCAGGCCACACAGTCTGTATGTCAGCATAATCGCTGATCGGACCAAGCGGACCAATAACGTCCGCAGTCAACATGCCTGTGCTACCATCCAGAGGCACTTCTACATACGCAAGGTAATTGGGCCAGAAGAAGTCATCAAACTCCATCTGGAATGCATCCTGCACATGTTGCAGAATGCGTCCGCTTGCGTATATCTGCGTAGCCACGCCAGGAACCTGTGACAATTCATTGATCACCGCATTCACAATGCTCGATACAGTCACAGGCATATCGTTCTCCTACATGATTGACGACGCACTGAGGAGGCGGGCCTCAATGCGTCGTCTCTCACTCAACAAGCATGGGGGGAAACTAAGCCGCTGCTTGTCGAAGCCCGTGCAAACCACCATTGTTGCTGGTGTTCACATCATTCACCATGTTGAATGCGGCACTGATGATATTCGTGCCATTCATCGTGGTGGTGGTCGTATACACACCGCGTGGATCGTTTGTCGCGTTCGTCTGTGGATCAACCAGACTAGGACCAACCAACGTGCCAGCAGCAGCAACCACACCGTTGCCTATCTCGTATACGCACCTGATCGCCTTATACGGCAAACCCAACTTAACACTCGTGCCGATGCTGAGTGTCGTTGCCGCAGCCGTAATGATGGCAGAAGCAAACGACTTGAACGCCTTGTTCCCAATCACTGGTGTTGCGCCATTCAGCGTAAGTGCTTCAGCAATAGGCTGACCCAGATAATCCCAACCAAGGATGGTAACCACGGTTGCGTTCGCACCACTCGCTGCGATCTGGATACAACGTCCCCATGCATCAGGAATAGCAGCGACACCGCTCAGGTCAATCGATGTGATGCCTGTCATGCTGCCAGCATTGAGGATGCTGGTAGTCACAGCAGCCAGCGGTGCACCAAAGTTGACACGTGTCTCGCCATTGTAGTTCACATCCGCACTGTATGCCATCGAGGGGCAATACGTGTTGATCCGACGCGGGAAGTTCGTCGGTGTAGCCATCAAGTTGGGCATTACTCAATCTCCTGTCCACTGAGTGTTGCAAGACCACCAGTACTACGCGCACGTGGTCTGTTATTCTGCGAACGCTCCACGATCTCCTTTGGTGTCAGTGCGATATCAGCAGGCACCTCTTCACCAGAGTTCATATCCACCAAGCGCGGTTGTTCCAGTACTCCGATCCTACGCAATTGCTCTTCATCATCAGCAGCGACGAACATGCTATGGCCCTGTGGGAAGTAGATCATGTAACCATCCTCAAACTCTTCCTTCTTCGGAACGAGCTTGCGTGTGATCACTTCCTTATTACCCAAAGGTCCAACCTTACGCACATCTTCTTCAATGTGCATGACCATGCGCCAGAACTTACCGCTGATCTTCTCAACCTGGAACGCAGGTTTGAAGTCCAGACCAGACTGGGGCATGTCTACGCTTCCTTGCTGGATCGTGAACCAGCTTTGGTGTCTGCTCTCGTATCGTGGTGCACTGTTGCTGCCGCACCACTCAGTGTGCTTGGTGGATCAGGTGGAGGCGGCTCAGGCGGAACAATCACATTCACATCAGGACCATAACTTGTTGCATTAGGATATGCATTGAGCACTGCTACATGCTCTGGTGTACCAGCAACAATCTCCTCTTGCCCAGGCAGCGTCTCGTCGTAGCCCTCTACCATAGGCTCAACACTCTCTTCAGCAGCGGTGCGTCCTTCAACAGCCTTCTTCTGGTTGGCTTTGGCCTCTGCGATAGCCTTGTCCTTGGCAGCATTCTTTGCTTCAGGCATCTTGCTCTCCATCAGTTGGTGAGAACTGCATGTGTGCGGAATGCCCGCCATAGGCACCACTGACCCTGCCACACAACACGGCTCCCAACAGCATCAACATTCCATGGTGCTACCAGTTCCTTCACCTTCATGTTCACACCACGCAACATGTGCAAGCGCAGATAGGTGTCATTGATGAAGTAGGCGAAGTTAACAGGACAGTCCTCGTCATACATCATCGGTATGCCGTTGTGCATGCAACCCTCAAACCCGAGGTCGAACATGCGCTTACCTGCTTTGCCTTCACTCAGCGGAATGGTCATTTTGTCACGCACCGCTTGACGATACATCCTGTAGATGTTGCGGCCAGTCAGAATAACACTGGGCCTGTCACCCTTC